ATATCCTCACTCATAAAATCAATGAGTATCATATCATCTGAAAGTATATCATATTTCTTTGTCTGAGTATATGTGATTATCGGGTCAGCATAAAACTGAGAATAAATGCGATTCAGTACTTCCTTTGCATCATCTCCACCATTTCCGTGATAGGCACAAGTATAACAATTTGTGACAGGATTGAACAACTGTCCATTATTTTTGCTAATCTTTGGTTCGTGTGTGCTGAACATATATCCCTCAACATCACATACAATATCACATTCTCCTCTGAGCAACTGTTTCTGAACATCCAACTGGTCATCTTCGTAGTTCTCTATCGGGTCTGCAAATAATTTCTTCAGTTCTCCAATGCGACCCACATACACTCCTGAGTTCAAATACTGATATGGGGTGCTTTGATTCGTATTAAGTGCTTTTAAATCAGAACCGATCAACTCGTCTGGCCAGCAAAACCGCTCGGAAGAAAAAACGATATTATGAGAGAATTCAATATATCTTGATATTATCTCATCTGTGCTATCTGATAGAAATGTATCGTATCCATCAAGGAATAGTAAAACATCTGAGTCTTTCTTGTCTTTAATAAATTCCTTGACTAAGTTAATCTTATGACCTCCTCCCTGTCCTTCCATTGTGCCACCTTCCCACCTGACTCCTTTGCCTAAGTTCGTCAGATTGACTTTCTGTCTCTTTGCGGAAGTGAATAGTTTTGATGCCTTCTTCTCATCTGTGGCAACTGTGCATACATGAGTCTCAAAGTCCACAAAGTAATCATAACGATTTGATGGATGAATATTCGACCCACCATCTTCCCGACTTCTTGGAACTATGACATTTTCCCGATATGCAACAACATTTAATTCTTCTATCTTTTTGGGTAGGTATTCATCAACTGGTATGATATTGCGTATAATATGTCCTTTGGTTAATATCTTTGCTGACTCTGGGGTTATCATATATGCCAACCCCCAATATGGATATACTGGTTTGACATACTTTTCATTGATGGATATGCTCTTCTCCATTTCCTTCCAACCCAAATATACAAAGTTATATCCCATACCTTTTAAATTGTATAGGTCATCGTATGAAAACTTATCTGTGACAATGGCATCATCTTCCAATATCAAACAGGGTTCGTTTGCTTTGATACATTGTTTCCATGCTTTCCAATGTGAAAGAAAACAACCGACCTCTCCTTTGGTCAATGGTGTATTCAGTATCGGGTCAATCCAATTATGGTCAACATCAAAACCTGTCTTTAATAAATCTGAATATGATACGTCATAACCATCTACTGCCTTAATGACATCAAATGACATATAATCAGCATTGTTCTGTTTAAATTTGTCAAGTCTATCTCTTCGGTGCGATAGATTAATTACAAATGTTTTCATTGTATGTCTGCGTAACGACCTTCCTGTGAGTGATACATCTGAACATTTATGTCATCCCTGCGATTTTTGATGTATTCTAATTCGTGCCATTGATAGTGATAACATAATAATAGCACATGATTCTTCTTATGTAAACTCTTCTGACACTCCTCTGTAGGTTTGTCAATAACTCCTAATTCGATTGTAATGTAGTGTTCAACTTTTGGAAATCCTTTCTTTTTGGGTTCGGGTTCGCCTTTAAAGTAAACCCATCCCTCATGAACCATACCTAATGTAGTAGTCCATCTAACATAATCATCGACTTGGGGTTCATACATTAATCAGGAATTGCTCTAATTTCATCAGGATTGACACCTTCTTTTAATAAATTCTCTAAAACTTTTCGTGCTTCATCCTTTGTCAGTTTGATTGCTCTCTCATCAACGACTCCCCATCCTGTAGTGAATCGTTGTTCAACCCGATACTTGCGACTCATTGTAACTCCTTAAGTAAATTCAGATAAGTAATAATCAAGTGAAATATTTAATTTCTTTGCTTGATTTGTGTAATACATTTCACGATACTTGCGATTTGATTCTCTTCTGATATAATTCAGTTCGGAAACACTTGCCTGTTCCATGAAACTCTTAAAGGTAGTTATAAACGTTTTGATTTCGTCATCTGACATTGAAACTACCTCATTGTGCTGTATTATATATCAGTTGGTTTTACCTCCACATTCGCATAAATCATCTAAATTTCCTATCTTCTCAAGAATGTTATCAACTTTGCTAATATATTCGCTATCTGCATATTTGATTGATGCTTCAAGACTTGTCTGAATTATTGAAAGTTGGTCTTTTGTAAAATTAATGAGTGTCATAGTTAACTCCAATTGTCTGCTGTTTCTAAAACTGTATGAACATCAAATAAGTCCTCCCACTCATTTAATATCTCTGAGTCATTGTAGTCAACTGAAGCATCAACAATTGACTCAACTTTCTGATTGACAAACTCAAAGAGTGTGTCGAACTGTTCATCTGTAAGATTGATTGTTTTCATTGTTATGCTCCTTGATAGTAGTTAACTGGTTCTGTTTCTTCCTCACGAATACTGACAAAGGTATGGTCATAGAATAAATCATCCATATCATAGTCTCCATCATAGTAGTGTCCACGATTATAAAGTGCCTTTGCTTCCTCCTCTGTTTCTGCTTCAATGGTTATGTTGGCATAACCAGTAAACTTTTCTTCAATAACGAATGTTTTAGTCATTGTCTGTACCTCCGAATACTTTTGAATAGTAACCGATTCTTACATAGTCTCTCTTGAGAACACACATTTTGAATACAAATCCAAATAGATGTGAGAGTTCGTGTGCGGATAACTCATCAAAATTTTCCCAATCTTCAACTGCGATTGCATTGTCCATATCACAACCACCGCCAGTAGCGTATGATGGTGCTGACATAAAAACTGCATCTTCATCAATCCAGAAGTGCATACCTAGTGTTTCTGATACTGTGAACAATGTTGCTGTTCCGTCATCAGGTAGAATTTCCATTTTTGAAGTCATAAGGGTTTCTTCTCTGTATATACCTATTATAATCGAAATAGGTTGAATTGCCACTATCTTTGTGACAGTAATTTAATTGTCTATTCGGGATAGACTTCCACACCAAAATGATTTACAATGACATCTTCAAGGTGGTCAATCTGTTCATCAAACATTATGTCCACCAGTTCCTCTATCAGTACTGGTGCGGTGTCTGGGTCATCTTTGATAAGTGATGCGATTTCATATATCATATTTGCCTTGCGTCTATCAAGGTCAGGGTAGGCATCATCTAACCACTTGTCCATACCATCTGTCGAAATTGCACTCATTAATCTACCTCCTCATCGTAAATGCGAATTGATAACTCTGCATCCTGAGTTAATGTAATACCCTCTTTATCAAGAGCTTCCCATATTATATTAGCAATTTTAGAATGTTTATCCTCTGGTAAAACTTCCCATAGATTAATGTATCCCTCAAGTTCTAACAATTGTTTGTAGTCCATTAGAAAAATCCTCCGTTGACTTCTGCGTCTTGTAGTTTTTCAAACACTTCGACTTGTGTTTCTGATAACTCAAAGTCCATATCTCTCAATATGTCATAGAGTTTGATAATTTCATAGAGTTCATCGCCATCAAAGGGAACTGAAATTGTTGGTATCATTAGAATTGTTCCCTCCTATCGTGTATAAACTCTTGCATTACTTCATAAGAACCCTCTTCATCTTTGACATAGGGAACAAGAATGTCATACAAATTATCATCATAAGAGTTAATCTCATACTCAAGTTCTTCTTTGTTTAAAACATTGACATCGTGTATCATAATGTCACGAATGTATGATGCCATATCTTCAGAGGTCATTTCATTGATTTTGAACTCAATGAACTCTTCTCTTAAGTCTTGAAGTTGGTCTTTATTGAGAGTTTTCATTAGTCTATCCACTCCACATATAAATTGATTGACGTAGGTGTTTTGTCTCTGTCAAAGATAAACAAATTGTCATCATTATCAATTCTATCTGAATATGTCTCCTTAATCTCATCTTCATTCTCAATCAGATATAAAGGAATGTATGGCATATACTCATTCACTATTTCATTTAAATCAATAGAGAATTTACCAGTTGCATATAGCATATCAGATAGGTCATCTTGTATTCCCATCAACAAGTCTCTATCTTCGTGGATATACTCCATAAGATTGTTTCTTGAGATTTTTGCTTTTGTGATTGTTGTCATCTTAGCAATGCTCCGCAATAACATCCCAAGTGGCGATGAAACTTTCTAACCAGTATGCTTGATTTGGTGTGAGTTTACAAGCATTTTCTCCGTAAAGAATATCACACGCACTTCTATGTGGTAGTTTGTTCTTGATTAACCAAGCATCGTACACATCACATAGGAATAGCATTTCTTTTGACATAAGGGGTTTCTCCTGTGTTATACTACTATTATAGCGAATCCAAGTCTCTACGTCTGTGTGTAGTGGACTCTTCTTCATCTGTCACACTCATACTATCTACAAGTGCATCAACTTTGCTACCATAGTCATCAAGGTCTTTACCCTCTGATAAACTATCAAGGTAGTCATCTTTCTTATCCGCTAGTGTTTTTTTGAAATCACATTGTTCAAATTCCATAATTTCTTCAACAACATCTTCAAAACTATCATCCCAATAGTTGAGACACTCTTCAATGACTTCATTATCAGGTAATGATTCCATATATTGAAACATATCGTCAGTTACATATTGAACTAAGTCCTTTGTTTCCATATTGTCAACAAATCTCTCAACATAAAACTCTCTGAGTGCATTGAGTTGGTTCTCATTGAGATTAACCAACTCTTCTTTCATTGTGTTATGTGAGAAGTAAGTAAATGATTGTGATTCCATTATTATATCTCCATATAAACTTCGTTTTCTGTAATCGTACCAAGAAGTTGCTGTATTTCGTCATAGACTTGTCTGCCACTCATACTCATTCTCTGATAATCCCAACCTAAGTCAGTTATAAGGGTAAGCAACTTGTCTCCCGAATCGTTGACTCTAACAATTTTTTCTTTACCATAGTCTCCTTTGACTTTGATGTAGAACTCTTTGATTGTATAGTCCTTATTTGGGTCTGTTTTTGTGGTCATGAGTTTCCCTCCCAATTTAAGTAGTTGAATTCAGATATGTCAAGGTATAGTGGGTCATGTAACTTTGCAACATCTTCGGGTTCTTGTCCGTCAGGAATGAACACAAACTCTTCGCAAAAATACTCTGCACTTCCAACACCAATTTTTTCAATGTGTTCCATGACTTGATTAATAGATTCCTTGTCATTTTCAAGATGTTTCTTAAGATACTTAAGGTCTTTCTTGAGTTGTTTTTCAGATGAGATTTTCATAGGGGTTCTCCTTTGTTATATTACTATTATAATTGATGTAGAACCAATTACAACATCATGTGTGACAGTAATTTAACTGTCCTAACCACACTCACTTTCATATTTGATGTTTGACATCATAATACTGTCAACCTTTTCTTTGAGTAGATTTAACCACTCATTTTCATCTTCATCAAGGTTAGCATTATCAATGTAATAACCTATGGTGTAGTGTATTGTGGATAATTCGTAGTTGTCAAATTTCATCCTGTTACCTTCCATTGATTTTTTTCTATCATAGTGTCACAATGTTGACAGTTTAATGCTGACCAACTAAAGTGAAATACGAAATGTCCTTGATGACATTCTGGGCAAATGATAAACTTACCATCTTTACCCGCCCTAGTGTATCTGTTGACTTTACTACAAGTTGCCAACCATTTTGGTTCAGTTTTTAAGTGGTCATTCAGTATTTTTGCTGACCAATCAATGTATGATGTCAATGTTGTCATTTTGTTTGTCCGTAAACTTGTGGGTACATCTTGTATTGATATATCCTATCTTCATTTTTATGTAAGTCAAAATCAACTTTAGGATTTATATGTGCATCCCAACCTATTGTAAATGCCTTTTCATATACCATATTCAATAGCACTTCTTCCCTATCTGGTGGTTCATCTGGAAAACTACTATTCAATCTACTCTCACACATCATTTCATTTTGACCTTCAAGGTGTGTGATAAGTGCTGTTAACTCCATATCATCTAATACAAGTTTGTGTAGTGCCATTACCATTCCTCCTCTGGTCTTTTTGCTCTTGCCTTTTCAATCTTAGCGTAAAACTTGTCAACAGTAGTCTCCAAGACTTCAAAGATTTCGTCAACTTCTTCAATATATTCTGAATCAGCATACTTGACAGAATTTTCTAAGGCACATAAGATAATGCTTATCTGCTCTTCTCTGAGAGTCAGATTAAGTGGTGTCTGTGGAAATTCACTTCTAATTTTAGACATCTTACTCTCCTACAAACTTGTAATTGTAATCATAGAGTAGAATGTCTCTGACTCTTTCTCTGTCAAGAGAGTCTCCATCCCCCCAAGTGCAAGACTTGTTAGTCTTATCACTACACATTGATAGGTAGTTCTCTGTTGCCCTGTAAATGTCATACTTTGTAAGAGGTTGTTTAGTCTCTTGAGACATCATAGGATAGAGTGGGTCATTCTGACCATAGAAACTGTCAACATAATTCACAAAGTCTGTGAACATATCATTCAGTTCTGTGCTTGATGTTCCTGAGTTCATAATAAGGGATTTCTTGATTACTTCTCTATTATAGGGCATTTTATAACCTATGCGTGGTAGATTGTGACACATATTTAACTGACCCAAGCTCCACCTGTAAGAAAGTTTAATCTGCTAAATTGATTTCTATTCACTAATTTGTATATACCCCATCTGTTCCACATTACATAACCTTCGCCATCTATTTCGCCATCATCATCAAATGTTGTCCACCATCCATCGTGTTCACATCTTTTAAGTGCATCCATTTTGATTGACTTAACTAACTTCCAAAGTCTCATTAAGTTAGGGTCAATATTATGTGAGTGGGATATAGCATTGACTACATCATCTGTAATTGGTATTCCAGTACGGATACAATGATTGATAGTTTTTTTAATTTGTTGTGCCTTTTTGTCATCAACAAACTGAACCATAGTTGCCATTTGTTTTGCAAATTGACATCTATCATATACAAATGATTGAAACTTTGCGATAGCATTACATTGAACATACAATACTTTGTCCAAGTCATTCTCAAGTATATGGTCAAGTGGTATTGCGTGAGTATCAAGTAGAGTATCTCCTGTAGCGATATACTCTGTGTGTGGTGCGATAATAATATTGTGTTCTATCTTATATGGAAATAGATACCCAATAGTATTAGGTTGATAGTAATCATCGCCACCAATACCTATCAAATCTCCCTGATAGATATTCTCTGTTCTGACTAAATTATCAAAACATTTGTGTAATTTATCTGCCAAGTCTGGTTTTTCAGCATATAATATATCAATCTCTTCGTGAGAATGACATATCATCTTCTTGACTTTATTGAATACTGATTTAGTTCCTACGAAAAACTTTTCATTTTCGGGATTAGTTCCCCACACAATAGCAGGGCAACCATCTATTTTAAGAGATACCTTTCCCTGTAAAGTAAACCAGTTAATTGCTGATAAGTCTCCAGTAAGGATAGTATCTTCGGGGTGTTCAATGTGTTTGAGTTGCATTTGTTTGAGTGATAATAGTTTGCTTTTAAACTAATATTATTCTCTTCTCTATTACTTTATTTTAACACATACGAGATTATATAGTAAAATTATAACCCAAATGGTAATAATTTGACACTATTTTTTAACAAGAATGTGTCAATAATTAGGTTTGCTATATTAGTTCCCCAATGTAGCATCCATAGAAATGAAGCAATGAATATTAGTTTTTCTTTTAGTGATAATTTCATTTTATCTCAAATATAAGTATCCACCCGCCCATCCAACACATCTAGGGTCAGTTAGAAATAGTAAATCTTTTTTGTTGCAAAAATTAAATCTAACGTGTTTTGCGGGTGCTTTCCAAGATGCAGGTTTGTAAACATCCCCTGTTTTTTTGTCAATAAATGCGTGAACAGTTGAATCTCTCCACTCGTTTCTGTTTTGGAAAGTATCAAACTCTTCTCTGACTACTTTAAGGTATTTTTTACCTTCATAGTATCTAAACTTGTCAAGGTTTGCTTTGCCTTGCATAATCTTTACAAGTTGCTCTGCTGAATAAGTACACTCTGGGTCACGCTTCAAGTTATGTTCTAAACTTCTGATTGTGTCCTGTTTGAAATTTTCAGTAAGTGCTTTGCAATAGTCATCAACGTATCTGTTTAGAAATACCTGATTTGTTTTCTCTACTGATTGTCCGATTACTTTTTCCATAGGGGTGTTTCTTTGTTTATACACTTATTATAGCACTAAAAAAGGGGGTTGAACACCCCCTTGTGACACTTATTCAACTGTCTGCTTTTTTGGGATTTCTACCTCCTCTACGATACAATCGGTCATCTTACTGTAATCATCATTCCATTTGTGACGAACTGAATATCCCACCCATCTGTCCTTGACAAATACATAGGCATACTCTTGCCAACAATCTATTCGTGTAAACTCATCAAAGTTTTTACTTAAGATTGGTGCTTCATCTTTCCCACCATAGTATGTTGTTGTGGGTTCTGTTGTTTCATACTCTCCTGTTTCTGAATTATATTCATTTTCAGAATAGCAACATCCCATATTGCCACCATCTATGAGTTTTGATGCTTTTTCATAAGTGTTAAAGTGTTCTTCGAGAGTAACACCTAACCACTCTGGGTATCCATCGAAGTGATGATATACTGATAGGATTGAATCGTCTGGTAATAAAATACCAATTCTTGAACGTGTTGACATAAGGGTCTAATAATAAATGAAGTGCGAGAAACAAAAACTAGGAGCTTATACCGAACCTAGACCCGATAACCCGAAGGTATGACTTGGTAAGGATGCCAGTTTTGTTTCCCCACTATTAATATAGCACATCCGCAAGAGGATTCAACTTCTCCTGTGACACTTCAACAACTGGCATATAAAGGGTTCCATATTTACCGAATATTCGTCTAAACTTACCAAGTCTAGCACCAAGATAAACTATTGCTGATTGAAATGGAGCTGCACCTTTGCCATTTCCAAATTTTAATCTTTTATTAATTGCTAGAAATGGATAGGTAGATATTGACTTCCACCATCTTGTCGATACATCCATCTTAATCAGCAAGACCAACTCTTTTGCGTGTCCTAGTTGATACTGTGATACTGCATAGGGTATCCACTCTTTACTATTACTATATGGATGATTCATAAACACACTATCAGCGACCCAATCTTGTGCAAGTCCATTTATTTTTTCATCGAAAAGTTTTTTAGCGGGTACGTTGGGATTCTCGATGTCATTACAACAGGGGTCTAAATCTAGTTTATTATTAAAAAATTCTAGTACATCCCCTACAAACTCAGGTGGGGTGTTCCAACAATCAGTTCGAGTTCCTGTTGTCGCTGTTAAAGCTTTTAATGCGGTTGATGTCATACAAATATTATATCATATTATTTCTTCGTTGTCCATATTTGTATTGTTATTCTAAATTCTTGGGATAATGGAGATATAGATGTTACAAGATGATGCTGTTTTTCATCATTTAATATCATCATATTTTTTTGGGGAGCAATCGCTTTCATAATATCACTATTATCATCTTTCCAAACAAATAATCCACCAAAATTCATATTCCAATCATTTAGGTATATCGTTGCACCACTTTCATAACATTCATCACTATGACACGATATTCCAGAATTTTGTTGCCAAATATAATATTGCATGATATATTCAATATCATCGGGATAATACTTTGATATACATTTTATTATTTTTTCCCTCGTTACAGGAGTGACGAAAGTTTTTAAGGTTGACCCCGAAATCCCCTCTAATAAATCTCGACTCCATATTAAAGTACTGCTACCCCAAGTTCTTTCTTTTGATAATGCTACCAACTCTTGTATGCAATGCTCAATTAATTGTTCGCTTAATACATTTCGATGTATTTTCATAATAAATAAAATTAATTCGGTTATCCGTATATGAAATTAATAGACGGATGCCACTCTCTTAAACTAGAGTGTGCATTAAGGGAATTGGGTTTTGTGGATATTGGTTGGAAATGTGTTGCTAATGCAGGTATATTTCTAGTTCTTCCATTTGGATTACCCGAAAACCCTGACGGAGACTTACTCGGTTTTCAAGTTGTTAAATCTAGTCGGGTAATCAGGTTATCTGATAGTGCCAAAAAGGCTCTTGACTTTGCGATTACAATGTCAGGTTAGTCGTCATAGACTAAACACTCTGGTTCGTCAGGGTGTAAATCGCAAAATAGTTCTAAGGCATTTGGGTCGTGATGGTCGCCACCCTCAATTTCTAGTTTATGATGTTCAACGTATTCTTCTAGTTCATGTAATTCATCTTTATAGTGCCTTCTAGCTGCGGATGAAACTGTTGGGTCTTCAATCCTTTGCTTATCGAACTCGATGTGGTCTTCTATTGTTTTCATAATGTGTTCTTGTTGTTACACTATTATTTATATTTTTAAGGTTAACTTAATGTTCTGTTTGCCCTACATACATACTATCTTCTAAATGTAATCCTGTCAAGTCATTTCCCCAAATTTCGACTCTTGAATCTTTGGGAGCTTCAAATGCAATTATTTCAAATGGTAATACTACTTTCTCTACAAAAAAACTTTTCTCTCCTATACAACGTATAATAACCATCCGAGAGTGTTCATTTTTGTAAGAGAATTGCATCATTGCGGTAAATCGGTATTGAAGAAAGTTCCAAAGAAACCGCTATCTCCATCTTTCCGATTTTCTAATTTTTCTAACATATCACTTGCATCAATCACATTGTCTATCATCGCCAACATATCAGCAATGTGCTTACTTACAAATGGTTTTTCTGTTCTGGCTGCACACGCAAGAGCATTTCTTAAATCTTCCTGTGCATCCCTTAAGGATGACTTGACAGTTTCGGATAATGCCATTATGCTTTAACCCACCCTGAGTCTGTGAGTTGATAACCCTTCGCTACTAATTCATCTTCAGTAAACATACCTGTGTTTTCCGTATAAATTTCTACATTTCCAGTTTGTACCTTACCACTATCTGGTAATTCTGTGTAATCTATCCATTTTTTAGGGTCTGTAAGGTAATCATCATCCAATGCACCCGCATTAATTTCAACTACATTATTCTTTTTATCGACACCATATAACAGATCTAGGACTTCTTTACTATGTCTTGCACATATACGATGATATTGAGAGTTTCTCTTTAATGTCAACATAATACAATCTAATATGTCCTGTGGACTCTCAGATGTAAGTGCATCCTCGATAGAATCCTTTAGATTATTAAGTGATGGACTACTGAATTCTTCTATCATTGTTTCTGATCTAATTGAATTGCTTTTTCCATTATACCTTGAACCTCCTTAGAAGTCAAGTTGTTCATCCAACTCCATTCTGGGTCATTTTTATCCCACTCGATAGTATAACTACCGTCTTTATTTTGATTGATGTTGAGAGATTGATTGTTCATTGTTGGAAAGTTTTAAAGTTCGTTTAATTAATTTTGCGTATTTCACTTCCGTATCTGTATATAAATCTGGGTTTGCTTTTGCTCTCTTAATCAATATCTTAGCTGCCTTTTTATCCTTCATCAAGTTAGTTAAGTTATATTAAGAATTATTTAGTATATCAGGAATTGAAGATATTTTTAATCTCTCCTGATACGGATGTGCTACCCTTCTTTATCTTAACTTTTGTCTTAAATCTCTCTTCGTGTTCTGCTAATTTCATCTGAACAGTTATCATTTCATCCTGTAATCTCTCTATTCTTTCATTCTGTTGTTGTATGTGTTCTTCAACCATAAAGTTCTCCCCACTCATAGGGTCTTTCACTCTGATCTCAAATCTTTCCTCTGGTGTTAATCTGTCTCTATATGGGTACAACCAATCCTCTACTTCGGATACACATACCCATAGAAACTCACGAATATTAAATAGAATTTTCATTTGTTTTACCTCCACATTCACATACATTATCCAAGTTTCTTATCTTCTCTAAGATACTAACAACAAGTGGGTCAGTATCTCCAAGTAGATAATACTCAATCTTCTTTAATTCTGGTTTAGATAAATCAATCAACATAATCGGTGTATTCGTTTTGTATTCTACACGACATAATAGATATAAGAGTTTCGTAAGGTATCCATGCAGGGTCTTCATCTTGAAATTGCACTTCGACTTCCTTGACATTTTTTTGATAGAACCTATGGTAAACAGTTCTAACATTCTTTACATAAGACAATAGATTGTTCATTATAATTGTTTTTCCAATTATAAAACCCCTGACTTAAAAAGTCAAGGGTTTGTTTTTCTTTGCTAATTATTTAAGGTGGATGAGTGAATTGATACATTTGCTAACTCGGTAAACTACAATTAACGAATTAAAACCTCCTTACATATTCTTTTACATTCTGATTGTCTGTCGTCACATTCGACTAAGCACTCGTAATATTCTGTGATTAAATCGTTATCATCATTATAACCGTTGAGTTGATTTAGTGGAATTAAGTTGTGCATTTTATCGAATAATAGTTGAATATTTAAACATAATACAGGAGTTTTAGTGCATCTTGTTTCTCCTAATTCTGAAAATATTTAGACCAAACTTGTCTGTAAATCCTGATACAAAGTTACAAAAATTTATGCCTACGCACATATACCTAGTCTCTTTGTCTCCAATCATCTGACCTATCTGGTCTGAACCAATCAGCAATATCATCTGCACCATTAAATCCTCTTTTAGGTTTTTTATTTGGATTGCCTATGTCCAAATATTTAAGGCACGAACCATCGTCATCTGTCGCTAATCTTCTTGCCTGACTTAACATACCTCTTGCACTTGTATTTGCTTTCGCAAGTTTTTGTGCCCATATCATATCACTCATACTTACTTCTGTTCCTGATGCAATATCTTTGCATATTCCTTCTAAACGAAGACGATAATTGGTAGATAACATAAACTAATGAATGTAATTAATTAATATTATGTATAAAATCTGGAAGACTTTATACTTAAAAAAGTGTGAACTTGAAGACAAAAATTTTAGTTATATTCTCCATCATCATCATTTGTTTCTTTATAACTACTTCTATCATCTCTGTGGTGATGTTCGTACCAAGGATGTATATACACAGATGGGTCAGAATAAACTTCGCTTTCTAATTCATTCAATAATATTTTTAATTCCGATGAACTGAA